ACAGTCCCCAGTCCACCTCTCTACAATACAACTAGCAATCACGGTATGTCAAGCTTTTTAGCCCATATTCTGATGAAGTCTCACTCGACCTTAAACCCCCTTTCTTCCATGATTGATAGTTGGTATTGCGTCGCCAGATGGCGACGCGATGCGCATCATTATGGTTCTATTATCACAACCGTCCTCTTTGTGATGTTCTCACTTGTGTATAGTTCGTTGATCGCGCATTGTTGTATTGGGGTTTGCGCGATGGTTTCTTATGGCGTTTGTTTTTTGCTGGCGCGCGGGGAGGATGGCTATTGTTTTGAAGATAGTGTTGGGTTTACTAGGTTACCGCCATTCGTTGATAAGGGGCGGTTTCTAGCTGCCTTCCCACAGGCAGAGAATATGCCAGTGATTGAAGTTAATGGAATGCTGCATTATTCGCCGGGGGCACATCATCGGTTGTCGCAGTACGCTGATGGCGTATTGTTGGGTGCCAATCCGCAGCAACAGGCTTTTGAAGATCTGGCCAGTTACGCGCGTGACATATCTAGCCGCATGCCTGTGTCCGGGCAGTTGAACGGCCAATTGAGTAGGTATGTTGGGTCTACCGCGTTGGAGTTGCCGATCTTCCCTAGGAAGCCCAATTTACATGCTTTGCATGCTCATCGCAGAATCCGAGGGGATGAGGAAGAGTTCTATGGTCATGCCATCACTCGGCCAATGAATACTGTCTCGGCGCTGGAGGCATCGAAAGTATTGCTTTCTGGCATGGAGGTCCTGGGGTCTACCGAGGAGCGCGCCGCTGTCGCACTTGATGCGTTTTTTGAGGGCATAGCTACTTCGGTGCCACCATCCTCTCCGCAATATCACAGGTTGTTGGCCTTGATAGGACCAATGAGATACTCACCCCGTATAGAGGAACATAGGGCAGCTGGCACTATCCGACGAGCTGCACTGAACCATGCCATCACTACGTTGCAAGGTGCGATAGTTGGTCTTATCTCACCTAGCAAGGCGGAGATGCATGCCTTCCCCAACGCTGCAATTTGGGAGTACACTGATGCGTTGGATGCGTCAAGACGCACGAAGCATTGCTCTCAGTGTAAATCGCCTACCTGTGGGATTCGCGATGATGCCGCAAAGGCCGGGAGGGTCCTGCGATCCAATGATTGGCAGCGCGCCGCAGGGCACTTCAAGCGCTTTGACGTTAGTTCCTTGCTGATGATCAACATTGAGCCTAACATAGATGCACGTACGATTGTTCAGCTCATGGTGAAGGCGGGGGTCTACAATGCTTTGTCACAATTTTCCATAGACTGGCGGGCCTTGATGGGCCGTAAGGTCTATGATTCACTGACTGAGATGACTACGGAGTTGGCGTTTGGCAAAGTCGTTTCGTCTTTTCATGATGGCGGTGATTATGTCCAAGACTTGCAGAAAGTTCGGCAACTTTTTGCTCCAACATTTGCCGCTGGTCATTCGTTGCGACGAACGATCATCTTTGGTGACCATGCGTCTCAGTATCACAACCTCACCCTCAGCGCTGGAGGGTGGGCGACAAGGTGTCTACCGTCCTATGAGCATTACTATTTCATTCGTTTGATCATGCCAGACATGACACGCCCTGTCGTGCTCGTAGAGAAAAAGGGTTTTGATAGGGTGATGGCCACTTATAGGACTCAAGCGATCAAAGATAAGATGGTTGCTCGCATCGTCTTGCGTCAGTCAGTAGTGACTTATTCCATTTCGGGCACTCAGGTCACACCACGGATAACTTTATCCGAGACGGAGGCGCAGGCGCTCGGCACTTGGATAGAGGTGTACTCCGAAGTTCAAGATGCGCTGGCTCAGAATCATGCGGAGGAACTGAGGCCAAAGACTACCACTGAGACGGTGCGAAAGTCAATCTATTCGTCCGTGGCTTCGACGCTGGCCGCCACCACGACTGGGGCCATGGCGCTAGGCGCTATGTCTAGCATGGAGGCTTTGATGCGTATCTACCGCACGGATATCGGCCAAATGACGTTGGATCAAATGTCGGAGCGTGCTATGGAGGAACACTTTGGCGCAAAGATCGAGCCTGCGTCTTTGGTAAACGTGGTGGTGAGTGCCTGGTCCACTTTGTTTGGATGGGTCACCACACCACGTAAGTGGCAACAAGCAATAGAACATGGTTTCCGTGAATCATGGGCCATATCTTTCTCATACGCTGATGTGGTCGGCGTGGCTATCATGTTGGGGATGCGGTACTCAATTGATGCCACTAGGGTGTTGGTTGATTGCACAATCACCGTTGCACGAATCATGGGGAAGCAAGAGGTTGTGAAGAAAATAACAGCTTTTCTTGATTACCTGGATTGGTCGAATCAGAAGATGTCAAAATTTTGGGTGGCTGTACAAGATGCCCAAGACTTGGACTTCCAAGCAGCGGCGATTGACATAGTAGAAACTTTCTTCAATGTGTTCAGCGTGGATCACGCCGTCGATTTGCAGAGGTTCCGCGAGGAGAACTTGCTACCTGAGGAGCAAATTGTGGAACTGGAGTTGAATGCTGCACTGCCATACTCTGATTTTTTGTCTGAGGTCAAGCTATTCCTTGGTAAATTCAACTCTCACGTTCGCAGAGGTGCCGCGGCATCTGTGCTCCTCAGTGCCTTCCACCATGATTGTCGGCAAGCAAGTGCAACACAAAAGAGCAAGATGGTGCATTTGTTGAAAGAGCAATTGGCCAACATTAAACCTGAGAGCTTTAAAGGATTGCAGTTCGCCTTGGGCGGGGTGCCTGATCTCATTCCAATACCTCTGAGACCCATAGACAACCAAGATATCCGGGAGTGTTTCAAACTCGGTAAGATCTCTTTGCCCTCTCCAAATGGTGAGTATCGCTTGCACAGGCTTACGCAAGCCAATGGAGAGTATGACTTTTCACCGATACATAAGTTGATGGACTTGCAACACGGCGCAACAGTCAATGCTGAGAATCTTGCTGGACCAAATTATATCTCCCCCGATTCTCGGGGTGCACAAATACAACACGCTCTCATAGAGGCTGTTGTCGCAGCCGACCTCGGAGCAAGGTTGTGCAATGATGCTGCTATGGTGCCTTGGTATCAAGCTCAACTTGCTGCACCAGGAATAGATTATGTAGCTGATGTGTTACGAAAGTCTGAATCTCTCTTCACGCAACCATCGGTCAAGAATTGGCTCGCACACATCACTGGACTTGCAATGGGTGGCAAATCCAAGGTCCCACGCACTTGGATATCAGTGAATGATCTGGTAGTCGTCCCGACGCGAGAACTCAAAGAGGAATGGCAGGCCAACCTTGGTAAGCTAGAGCCTCTACGCAGAGCTACCGTTGTTACACAACATGAGGCCCTGGTGACGAAGTATGCTTCGCGTTTTGTCATCATAGATGAGTGTTATGCGTTTGATCCTGAGCATTTGCAAGCCATCGCCAACAGGCATTCGCGCAGCAGAGGTGTTATCACTATTGGCGACAGAAGACAAATATCCAACGTGTTCTCCCCCACTCAATTGAAACTCATTGCCTCCGATGCACCTTGTGTCATGATCACTCCTACAACATTTGTGGGATGGGACGCAGCGGTCACTTACCTACATAGCACTGCGACTGACACTTTTGTGGAGGATCTGTTCTGCGGATCCGAGGACCCGGAGGCATTGTGTTACACGTTGACAGCTGATGACACCCTATTGCCTGGTGAGGGTGACGTAGCTATGCAAGGTACTCAAATTGGGAAGGAAATGGTACTGCAGCGGGGCGTCAAGGCAGCTACAGTGCATGAGTGTCAGGGGCGTCGTTCTGAATATTCGATCATCCATGGACTCGGAAGGGCGTTAGGTGGCGATCTGCGGTGGTTGGGCCAGGCAGAACAATCCGCACATTGCGCCGTTGGATTCACTCGAGCACGAAAGAAGACAATTTTCGTGGTAGAGGGCGTATCTGTGCTGACGAATTTCCGCTGGTTTGACGACACGTCAGTCAATGGTAGATTGCCAGACACGGTGATCATGGGCGGCACATCTTGGGATTTCTGTGAGGTGCGCGCTGAAAGTGAATCGACATGGCACCACATACATGAACCAAACATTGTCGAGTCAAGTTTGGTAGAGCAACCATTGACAGATCCGGTCACCGTGGCGACTGTGTTCAATGGTGATGGCGAACCTTTGTCAACGTCTGAGATTCGAACCAATGTGGAGCTGGTCTCTGGTGTCAGTTTCCGGGATGAAGGCATTGCCCATTCTGACGCCTTTGACAATTACACATTCCAGCCTCGTGATGTTCCTGGCGCAGACCAGGTTCAGGCTTTGACGCGTAGCGTGCCTGATGTCCGCACTCGGCCTCAGGACTTCGTTGATGCAGAGATCATTGTTCAGTGGCTGTTTGAAGAGGTGGTTGACAAGAAACTGTTTTTCGCACATATCAACAATTCACGGAGGGCTGCAATCCATCGACAAACTCGGCAACAGGCCATTGACGGGTCATATGCAAATTACGAAACAGCTGCGTCAACACTATCTTTTGCTTTCTTGAAGCCTGAATTTGCGAAAAAACCATCTGAAATGCGTGATGGTCCGTCGGAGCTCAAGGCACAAGGTGTGGTATCTGCTAGTGACTTGCAACAAGCGATCTTCGCCGACACGTGTGATGCCTTGACGCACGCGTGGGCTAGAGCGATGCAACCTGGGAAGCTTTCCCCTGTTGGTCTTCGTGAGGAAGAGGTAGAGGACTTTCTTGCAACATTCGAGTCTTCTGTGGAGTTGGATATCGAAAAGCAAGATTCATCTCATCGTCCAGTACACGTCATTGTAGCATCGATCTTCTTGGAGATGGCTGCTGACAAACAAGGCCTTGGGGCGTTAGCGAAGGAGATCCGAGACGAGAGGCACGTCAGAATGATGGGCTCCCCTTTTAAATTTGTCCTCAATAAAGCCTTGGCTTCCGGTGACCCTTGGACTTTGATCATCAACAAGATCATGGCCTTCAGCTCGCTAATTAGCGTTGCGAAACTCAAGGATGTTCGCATTTGCCAAAGTGGAGATGATGTGACAATGGATCGAACTCCAGAGTGGCGAGGAAAGGGTTTGAGTGATCAGAGCAAGGCCAATGCGGGCCTGACATGGAAAATGGAGGAGAGATCACAGCGAAAGGATGGAGTCACCTTCATCAGCCGTGCCGTTCTGCCACATCGAACTGTGGTATACAAAGCATTACGCACTATCTTGAAATATGCACACCGGAAGCGCAATCAGATACAACATGCTGGGATTGCTGCAGATGCTCGCCGGATCGAAGCCCTAGCCGCGCGACATGGCTTACAGGCTTATTGCGAGGCTCGGTGTCAGGTTTGGGGAGGTGACCCCGTGGTCATCTTCGACTTGTGGACAAGGGCACTTGCGGTGGCAAGAGCTGAATTCAGTTCTCTGCCTGATGCATTGCGATCCGAAGAACCTAGACAATACACAGTGCGTGAGCGCAATGGTGGCTGTTTCGGCTATGCCTTGGCAAACTGTGTCAAGACCAATGTTGCTGCCATCAATGCAATAGCTTCGTATCGTGGTCCGGTGAATAGAACCACGGCACTAAAGGTGTGCCGTGAGAATCAAGTTCCTCTCATCATTATGAATGAACGATTTGCACAACGGTCACGCAAACGGTTGATAGACCAAATGGATAGGAGAAGGATTTCAAGGTCTTTCGTAGTCGTGTATGAGGATCATGCAGTGGCCGTGGTACCAAACACGTTGACACTCCATGGGGCATTCGGGAAACGCACGATTACGTGGAAGAACACTTTCTCCAAGGATGTGGAGATCACAGATTTTGAGTAATCTAAGTCTTGGTGATGCTTTGCAAGATCACGCTCATTAACTCCAGCTATCGAGTCAAAATTTAGCCGTCTTATTGTACGATACCAAATACACAGCCTCTGAGTAGGAATGCAGCGAAACCAACAGAATATCGAGAGATAAGTTGCGTAGCTTGAGCAGCACTGCATTAGTCCAAAAACCAACCGATAAGGTCACTCAAGCTTTTCTATAGGTTAGTCGCTATGCGGCGAGACATGGTCGGCCAATCGGAAGCAATTCCCACTGGCATCGCGAAGCTGAGAAATCAGTGAGGCGAGGCGACAATCTTTCCAAACCTC